CCTTATCTGACTATTTCGATAACATTAAGCTGTCCAAGCAGGAGCTAGGCTGGCAGCTGAGAGCGCTAGCTGACGACCTTGAAGATCGAGTAAAGATCTTGGTGTGCGATGGTGAACACTACGCAGTGGTCGAACGAGAGGATGATGACTGGCTTATATCTAGAACAGGTGGGCTCTTTGACTTTCATGTACATATGGTCTGGCAACACTTACCAGAGCCTCCGACCCGGCGTGAGGCCGACGTTAACCCTTCGGAGGGCGATATACGCTATCACCACGATGGATGCACTTGTGAGCAATGTAAGGAGTTAAGCGGTGGGTCGGGGAGTGAGACGTGAAGCCATTTAGAAATATGCGACTTTGCTGGGGCTGTAAAAGGCCATTAATGACCGGCGATCAAGGCTATTGGTGTCGATACTGTAAAGAAGAGTTAAAAGAGACCAAGCGTACTGCTGATGCTGATAGTGGGGGTGAGAATGGACACATGTAAATGGTGCAAGAAGTGTCACGCGGAGTGGCGCATTTGTGCCGCCTATATTGAGGCGGTTAGAACCGGAAAAGTTAAGGTGAAACCAAAAGCTAAGTGAACAGGAGCAGCATGTGAGCGATAAAATGTATATCAAACTACAGGAGGCGGAAGACCGTGGCGACCAGTTTGAGCACGAGAATAAGCGGCTGCGTGAGGCTTTGAAGGGTAAAAAAACAGAGGCTATAGTGTCCGCTATAATGAAGCTAGAGAACACTCTATTCATCCCAACATTCAATAGGTATATAAGTTTTGATGCTATAATTGAATACTTCGAGGGCTATCCAGAGGCTTTTGAATATCGGGAGGATGTATGAGTTATTGGACTAGAGTTGTTTGCCCCGCATGTGATGTAGTCTTAATGCATTGTTCGTGTGGTTATGTGGCTGAATTTCACAAGTTACCTAATGTGTCTAGCAGATCAGACACTAAACCGGTTGTGTCTAGTGAAAGCGATAATGCCGGACACAATGAAGGAGCGGGCAAGCGTCTCACAAGCCGCAATACCAAGGGAGGCGACACGCCATGTTCATGATGTCAAAAGATTACGGGCAAAAAACTATTAAAAAATGTATAAACGATCTTGAATCCGCTATTGGCAAGGGCTCGATAGACGTCAAAGAGGCTAAAAGATCGATTGAAATCTATTCATGGATATTAACGCAATCAGACTCTGAACAAAAAGCTAGGGCGTTTCTATTGGCTCGCCACAAAAAGAAAAAGAATGGAAAGTGGAAAACTCGCGAAGAAGTGGTTGACGATCTTGGTTGGGAAGTGCATACATAATCAGCATAAATGATGGGCGGGGCAATGTTAAGTATCGACGAAGTTTCTTATGAAGATCCGCAGCATAATAAATGGGAGGGCAGAAAAAGGCGTCCTCAGGCATTCTGTGAGTCTAATCACGTTGGTTGTGGAATGACCAAATGCGTCTCTCATAAAGATAAAAGAGGCGAAACGGTATACAAATATATCCCGGTAAAGAGGCGCAAAGACGTTCCAATTGAAACGCAAATGTGTCCCAACTGTGGCCATGCGTTGATATGGCGAATGGTTGGTGTTTATTCTAGGAAAAGTTCATGAATAAACACATCGGCAGAGTTTTAGAAGAAGTTTGTATAAAATTGGAACGTCACCTTAGAACGCCATCACAAGAAATTCATCGTCAACTTAAAAGCATGAAAGATCGTGCAATAGCCGCTGGAATCGACATTGAGCACCATTCATTTAGACAAGTTCAAAGAAAACTTAAAAAATATGAAAGGGAAAAAAATGGCAACTGAATCAGAAATAGCACACAGTTTTGGACCGTATCGTAAACCAACAGACGAAAACATTCCTAAGTTTGAAAAAATACAACAGGAAACCATGAAGTTGGCTCATTTAATTAATGAGTTGTGTCCTGAAAGAAGAGAAAAGGATATGGCGTTGAGATCATTGTTTAATACCAGAATGCAAGCAAACGCAGCAATTGCGCTATCACAAGATACTCCCGAAGTAACTGTAGGGTCATAACTCTATAACAGCCGTAATCGTCAGGCATTGCGCCATAAGCCGCCGTCCAATATACTCGAAGAAAAGTATGGACGGAGGGCTTCATAAATGGCCGACGAGATTTCACGACCAAAAGTCACCAAGAAATTCAATTTAGAAGAATTAGGCGTCAGCGGACTACGCCACCAGGGCGGATTTGTATTTGAAGAGCGCCTGAAACAGCTAGATGGAGTTCGTGGTCTTAAAGAGTTTCGAGAAATGTCGGACAATGACGCTATTATTGGGTCGATATTGTTCATCATTGAGGCGCTTATAAGGCAAGTTGACTGGAGAATTGAGCCGTTTGATCAAACCCCAGAGGCGCTAGCGAATCAGGAATTCATAAAAACCAACATGGACGACATGGAACATTCATGGGGCGACATGATATCAGAAGTATTAACCATGTTGATCTATGGTTTTGCGCCAATGGAACAGGTTTTTAAGATACGTCAGGGACCACAGCCGCTTCAAATGGATAAGCCTGCAGAAGAGCGCAAAGCTTCCAGTAAATTCAATGACGGCAAAATAGGATGGCGAAAGATCGTTTTACGGGGCCAGGAATCAGTTTACAGATGGAAAATAGCCAACAATGGAGAAATCGAGGGCTTTGAACAGGTTGCGGATCCATTGTTTAAAAGCACTTTTATTCCTATAGAAAAGATACTTTTATTTAGAACATCAAAGAAAAAGAATAACCCTATGGGTCGATCAATCCTTCGAAACGCTTGGAGATCGTGGTTTTTCAAGAAAAAGATTGAAAACATTGAAGCAATAGGAGTTGAGAGAGATCTCGCGGGGCTTCCGTTTGCAACCGTTCCGCCTGAAATTATGGCTCCAGACGCTAGCCCAGAAGAAAAGGCCATATATTCTAAAATTAAGAATATTGTGACAAACATACGTCGCGATGAGCAAGAAGGCGTTGTGTTTCCATCATTATATGATGATAACGGCAAGCCGCTTTATGATTTGAAGCTTATGAGCACCGGGGGATCAAGACAGTTCAAAACAAACGATATAATTAATCGATACGACAATCGAATGGCGATGACTGTTGCTGCCGATTTTATTCTTCTGGGACATGAAAAGGTAGGCTCATTCAGCTTAAATGATTCTAAAACAAACTTTTTCACGAATGCTCTTAGGGCTGTGATGGTGACCATAACTGATATGTTTGACCGAAAAGCGTTCCCTATGCTTTTAAAGCTGAATGGAATGAATTTAGAGAAGCAGCCGGTACTAACTTTCGGTGACATTGAAACGGTTGACCTTGTCCAGCTTGGAGGCTACATCACACAGCTGTCGCAGATTGGCGTTGATTTATCAGGTGAGGGTGTTCAGAACTATCTTAAGGGGCAAGCAAACCTTCCATTAGACGAAACAGAGGGGTCGTGAATGGCCCTATCACACATCAATCTCACAAAAAAGAATGGTCAAAAAATGATCATTCACTACGATATTCTAAAACAAGCATTTGAGGCGAAAGATCCAACATATACGATCGCTGTACTGAAGATCCCATTCCATGATGCAGAATTGACATTCGTTACGATAAAAGAGAGCCTAGGCCAGATAAATAAAATGTTAGATGATATCGAACAGAAGCTTAAGGGCTCAGAAGTCGCCAATGATTAAATGTACTCACAATTCACGTAGAGCACAAAGTATTGTTGAAATCCATAAAGCACGCACAAAAGCTGGCAGAAAAGGCATGTTGAATGCTCGTATTATTCAGGGCGTTGCAAATGGCTTAGAGAAATTCGTTATAGGCGCATTTATTTCTGGTATGGCTGTTTTTAAGCGCCGCATTGATGCTGAAACGTTTGAGCGATTGGTTGCCGAAGGTAAGATCACAGAAGCCATGGAGATAGTCCCATGGAATGAGCTTCAGTCTGATTTATCTAAAATCGAAGGGTTTATGGTCGCAGCATTTCTTTCAGCCGGTGAAAAGGCTATTGAATTGATGCCAGCGCCAGCAAGAAGCCTGAGACTAACTCCAGATAACCCAGCGATGAAACGATTTATTGATGAGACAATTGGCCTGCGTATCGTAAACATAACGGAAGACGCTAGAAGGGCTGTTGCCAACGTCACAGTGGCACAATTAAGAAACGGCCTAACCGTCACTAGAACAGCTGAATTAATCAAAACCCACGTAGGTCTGACAGAGCTCCAAAGCGCGAGAATAATGAACTTCCAGCTAAAAGAAATTCAGAAGCGAGAGAACCTTCAAGGGCGACTGGCGACACTTAAAGCGCAGGGCCTTGGCACAAGTAGGTCGGCTAAGAGCTTAGATCGCCAGCTTCTTAATTTGACTGACGATAAAATAGAATTGAGAACGTTGAGACAATCGGAATCGGCGGCAAGAACCAGGGCGAGAGCTATCGCGCGAACAGAGTTAAATAGAGCGGTGAATGCGGGGCAGCAATTGGTCTGGAATGAAGCTGCAAATCAAGGGTTGATTGAGGGCGATAAAAAAATAAAAGTTTGGACAACCATTCCCGATAATGATCGATCTGCTATCTGCACTGATTTAGATGGGCAAACGGCGCCTTTGATTAATGGTACATTCTTCGTCGCACAGACGGGAGGTGTTGTTGAGCATCCTCCCGCTCACGTTAACTGCCGTAGCAGTTTGGTATTAGAAGATGCGCCAGAATAAGGTATCGAAACATGCTGGTGATATTGCATGGTTAAAGTGTATCAAGTACGATGAATCCACAAGGAGTTAAAGAATGTTTGAAGAAGCAAAGTTATCGATGATCATGAAGGCTGCCGAAACACTCCCGGCGAAATTAAAACGAGAATTCGCAGAACGCCTTACAAAACAAGCATATGGCGTAGAACGCAAAAGAAAAAAGAAAGCTTCTGAGCGTGTTACAAAAGAGTCTTTGGACTTAATTTTAAAGGGTTTTTTGTCTGGAACGGCCGAATCTGGAACGCATTTTCATGTATTAATCAGAAATCAGTTAAAAACGCTCGTTGATGGTGTACACAAGCACGCGTTCTTATTCACAACATTCGATGGTGAAATGATGTTGCTCTTCTCTGAACAAGATGGTGAGCATTGGCACACACAAGACGAGGCGAATGGTCGTGACGTAAATGCTGAGGTTTCATCACATAAACACGTTATTAGAATTCCATTTGATATCGTACATCAATCAGGAATTGAATTGAAAAAAGGCACCGTACTTGTCACAGATTTGGCCGGAGAACATCCACACGGCGCAGACATGCTTGAAACAACCAATTTTGATGGCGCTCATCCTCACACATTAGACATCGGCGTGGACATGAATGGTCAACGAGTAAGCATAGACTCAATTGATATTACTGAGTTTTGGGATCTTTTCGGGCCGTTTGATTTATCTGATATTGAAATGGGACGATCATCTATTGAAATGAGCCGGGATCAAGAAATGATGCTTTTGCCGATCAGAAAAGAATCGATGTTTACTGGTCATATTTTAAAAGAAGCCGATGCGTCAGAAATGACAGAATCAATGGCGATTGCAGCGGCGGCATTTAATATGCCAGCAATCACTGAAGAAGAGGTGATATGTAAGCAGGCCGACGTTATCGAATTACTCTTTGACAAGAAATCATTCCCAACTCAGACAGAGGTTAAGCAGAAGGCAACTGCGCTTAATCACCCGGATTTATTATTAATAACTGAAGAAAAAGACAGGTTTAGGGCGCGTGTCGCCAAGCCATCGGACTTTGAAACGGAGACAAAAAACGTTCGCCTTGAAACGGGCGTATTCGCTGTTGTCGGAACAAGAAAAAAGAAGGTTCAAAAAGCAGGGCATATGATGTCTGAAGAGTTCGACAAAGTAGTGAAACAGTCTGAGGTTCAATCATTGATATTCCCGAAAGATAAGTTTACCAAAAAGCAGGCTCGCGACTTCATTAAGCGAAATAAGCGCTTTCGTTCAGGAAAAATCGATGAAACGTCTACTTCGTTTCGCTTCAGACAGTCTGATCCAGATAAGTTTGAGAGGTTTAGAACGATCACATTACAGGGCTCTGGAGGCGTGAAAGCGACCCTTGGCATTTTAAAAGAACACGCTGACTGGATGAATCCAGACGATTTAGATCATAGCGATCTTGATCTGGAAGAGTTGCGCATGGAACGGTCTGAAGTGTTCGATATACCTATCACAAAAGAATCTGCCGTTATGGGTGAGATGTCAAACTATGGCGATCCGGTTAATTTTAAATTCAGGATGGTTGATGCTGATTCAGTAATGAAGTCAATTGAAGCGTTTTCTGAAGAATCAGAAGAGCTATATTCTGGTGATAAGCTAGCAAAAACAACTGTTTATGAGCGTCTGGTTACGAAAGCATTCGAATTGGGCGTTGAGGTTAAAGACGAAACGGATAGGCTGTTATCAAACATCATATTTAAAGAGGCCGAAGAGATTAAAAAAAAAAATGAAGTGACGCCTCCATGGTTTAATAAAGATCTATCAGATAACGAAAAAGAGCATATTGAAAAAACACTCGGTCAATACCCCTTGATTTTGTAGAATTGAATAAATGTATTTTTTGAATTTAAGCTGGGACTCTTTCGCCGAATCCGCCAACGCTAACACCGTTTATTCTTTTCTCTTCGATGTCTTTCATTAACTTCTCGCTGTCGACTCTAAAGACAATTACCCACGATCCTTTTTTGACTTTTTGTCTTCCGTTGTGCCCGTCAATTACTTGATTGGATCTTATAATCATATTTTCAACAAGTGTCGCGTTTGCCTCAAATTTATGTCTAAACCCTATCACACGACCATGTTCCATAAAAAAATGTGCGGCGCGTTCAATATCTTCTTCGGTTGATATGTCATTTTGTGCATCGAAAACGCCCGGCTCAAGAACAATGGCTGTAACTAAGTTTTTTTTACGATCTGTTTTTATAATTTCGCATTCTTCAGGACATTGACCGAGTGTTTTTTCAATATGCTCTTTTTCGTTATCTGATAGATCTTTATTAAACCATGGAGGCGTCACTTCATTTTTTTTTTTAATCTCTTCGGCCTCTTTAAATATGATGTTTGATAACAGCCTATCCGTTTCGTCTT